TTAGGCTCGATCATCCATTGCGAGTGCAGCGGAACACCGAGATAGTCGCCGTAGAGTCGCTGCAGTCCCGCAATCTTGAACTTGAACAGAAACGGCTTGCCGTCGCCAGGGCGCTCGATCAGACCGGCGTCGATGAACTCAGCCAAAACCTCGTCCGCGGTCACGCGCCGCACGCCTATCTCTTTGACCTGGCGATTGACGCAATAATACAGATCCGGCATCTGGAACGGCATATGGATCGCGTGGCCGCCATGCACCGTCCCGCTTTCCAATATCGTCTTTGCAACGATTTGCCTATCGCTAAGATGCGCTCTTGCGACGTCGGCGTCCCGCATCGCCGAATAGGTCAGATCCTCGACCTGAGCGATCTTGCTAGGCGCATGGTCGATCAGAAGCTTGACGTACGCCTGGCGCACGTCGTCGCGCTGCAGAAACGCATCATAAGCTTCGTAGAACGGCGCGACCTCTTGCTTCAGCCGCGCCTGGAATTCGCCTGGCAGCAAGCCCTCGCCGGCAGCGGTGATCCCGGTGACCTGAAACAGCCCGCGATCGTCGCGGCCGCGGCTGATGCCAGGGTTGGCTTCATTTGACGTGAACGCCAGGCGCGCGAAGATCGTATAAGTCGCCGTGTCGCGCCCTTTGATCTCGCCTGAGCATCGCACGCCGCGAATGAGAGTCTTGAGGATCTCGGCGTTGTCGAAGTTGGAGACGAACTCGTCGTGGCTGACCCAAAGCTTGCCAATGTAGCCGGCGATGTAGAATTGCCCATTGAGCGCCCTGACGCTCGCGGTATCAGCATAGCGGCCGAACACCGCTTGAGCGAAGGTTGTGCACAGGAACGACTTGCCGGTGCCCTGATCACCGGTGCAAACCAAAGCCACTTGCTGCTTGCGGCCGGGATGCTTCAGCGTCCAACCGAAATGGGCTTTGACCCAGGCAGTCCGCTGTTTGTGGCGGTTCGTCACGAGACTGAGCATGTGATCGAGCTTGTCGACGCATTCGGCCTGAAGGGCGGCCTCGACGGTCTTGGCCGGCCGTACATAGAGGCCGCGCCAATCGTTGAAGATCAGTCGTGAATTCTCGGGCGCATAGTCGTCGTCGGGAACCGTCGCGCCCTCGCGCGTGACGCGGATGATCGAGCCTGGCGTGTGATCGGGGTAGGTTTCGACGTCGGTCACCTCCTGGCGCAGCTTCGACTTGACGAAGATCGGGAACGCCTCGACCGGCTTTTTGCGCGTCATAATCTGATCGGGCGCGTGACGAAGGACGAGCGAATCCTTGGCGAAGATGAAACCGGCCTGGCCTTCCTTGAACGCCTGGCGGTCGATGAACTCGTTTTCGCTCGTGTGATACAAATAACGCTCCGCGAAGGTTTCGAGGAGCGTCGAGTCGGCGCCGACGTTGAGAACGACGCGAAACGCCTTCTGTGTCTCCTCGCCAAAAATGCGGGCGATCGCGGACCAGCCGGCGACGTCGACTCTCCCAGGATCCGCTTCGAGGCGCTTGCGGGCGAAACGGAACATCTCCAGGCATTCGTCGCGATGCGCGTTTTGCGCGCGTTGCTCGCAGATCAGCGCGATCAGATCCTCGGCGTGAGCCGGCTCAGCGACGATGGCGCGCGAGGCTTTGGAGAAGATGACGTTGGCGTTGATCGCCGTGCCGTCACGGACGATGCGCGCCAGCCACTCGGCGAACGATCGCCGCGCCGCATAGTCCTCCCATATTTTGGCGGTGACAATGTTGAGGATCGAGGCGTAGGCCGCGGCGCGCACGATCGCGAAGAACTCGATCTGCGCCGGCGCCGTTCGCCAGCGCACAGCGGGCCCCTGGCCGGCCTCGCCGCGCCAGACCAGCAAATCATAGTCGACGCCGTTCTCGTGCCATAGCAGCGAGCCTGGAACGAGCGTAGTGACCACATGCGCCTTGGATCCTTTCTTAACCGGCGGCGCGTGGGTCACGATCACGCCGCGGCGCCCCTCGTCGACCGTGTAGGCTTTCGGCTTGAAGCCCGAATATTCGTCGTCGAGCCGGCGAGCTTCGTCGTCGCGAAGCTTGAACAGGATCGAGACGGCGTAATCCTTGCTGGCGCGGCCGATGGCGTAGCGCGGGATAATCCCGGCCTTGACGCACGCCTGAAAGAAACAGGCGTTGAGCGTCTGATCGGGCCCAAAGAACCGGACCTCGATGACGCCTTGCTGAAGGAAGATCGCGGCGTTGAGCTTTTGCTTGTTAACGTCATCGATCCAGACTCGAAGATCGGGATCGGTGACGTGTAGCTGTTCGCCTTCGTCGTCATCAATTGGCTTGTCGCCGCGCGGCAAGCAATAATGGATCGATGAGCCTAATTGCCGCCAGGCGGTGGTCGTGAGCTCGCGCTGCGCCATGACGATTCCCTTTTGATCGTCAGGGATGTCGAGCCGCCACACAGTGTCTTCTACGGGTTGCAGATGCGAAGGCGGGCCTTTAGATTGACGAGGCAAGCCCTGTCCTTTCGCTTGGGTTGGCGCTCGCTCTCGGTCCATTGTCGTCTTGGGCGAGTTCGGGAATGGCGGTCGCGGGCGCATCCTGGTTGGCGTCAGGATGCGCCTTCCGCTTCGACACGATCAAGCGAACGAATCGTTATCCACTGACCCGCTATCGCTTGTGGCTTGACTCGCGCGGGCCCACCAAAGGCGCGTACAGTTGCATGTTGGCTAATGCGATGATGCACTCGACCTCGGTCTTCTCGGGGTAGTCGAACATCAAAAGGCCAAGCACTGATTCGTAAGCATGGTGGTCCCAATCGATGGTGCGCGGCGCGCACTTGCGACATTGGTCCCAATAGTACTTGTGATAGTCGCTGCGCTTACGCTTTGGGGCGTGCGCCATCGAATCCCATCCGAATGTAGGCGCTAAGCTTCTCGGCGCACTCGATCGCTTGGTCAGCCGACGTCGCGCCGAGCTTTATCGCCAGTTCCAGGCAATCTCTGCGATGCAGCTTCCAGCGATCAGCGAGTTCTTGCTCGTCAGGCAGCGGCTGCGGGCGGTCGTTTGACATTTTGCAACGCCGTTTCGATCTCCGCTAAGCCTTCCGCGACCGCGGCCCATTTTTTGGCGAGATACGCGTCAATTGGCGCGGTCACTTCCATCCGCATCATTGTTTGCTGCTTCAGGTAGCCCATGAGCGCCTCGGGCTCGTCGAGCGCCAGGGCTACTGCGATTGATCCGGCGATATCCGCGGTCATTGAGTTTCTTTCCTTGCATGAGGGCTTCCATGCCCTGGTTGATCGATTCGATTTGCGCCGGCGTGACGATTTCATTCCAGACGCGATCGGCGCCCATTTGCTCGAACGCGTTCTTTGCGTTCTCGTGCGCCGCTGTGTGCTCCCAATTGGTGATGTAGTAGATCGCGGTCGTCTTTACACCAAAGGTGCGCGCGATCACCTTCACCGGCACGCCCTTCTGTGCAAAGGCGTAGATGGCGATCCGCTCCGCGGTCGATAGCTTGCGCTCGCGCGAGCCAATCTTGAGGCCGGCGAGCGCATCCTCGTTCAAGTAGGTCAACTGACGTCTCCAGGTTTGATGGGCACGGCGCGGCCGTTCTCCCATCGATAGGTGGGATGAGCGAGCGAGGCCATGGACCTGGCGCGCTCAACCGCCTTCCAGCGCATACCGAGATCGATCAGATAAATCTCGGACTCTTCGCATGTCGCGAAACATACGCCGTTCGACGTCCACACGCCGTCGACGCACGTCTCGGGCTTCCAAGAGTTGATCTCGCAAAAATAGTCCTCGTCCTGGTCAATCATGGCGTTGGTTCCCTTTCGATGACTTGATATAGGCGTTATCGATGACGTTTCAATCGTCTCGCAGAAGATTGTAAAGCCGGCCTTCGAAGTTGGCGTAGCTGTCCTCGTTCTTATCTTTGACCAGGTCCGTGACCACGCCGTCAGGGCCGCGCTCGATCAGGAGCGAAACCATCTTGCCGCCTTGCTTGTCGAAGGCATTGATCATCACGACCTCTTCGCGGTCCTCGCGATCGCGCGGCGCCAGCCCGATCGGATGGTCGATGCTCTCGTGCGCTCGCCAGGCTTCCGACCAAAACAGGTAGCTGATGACTGAGTCGCGATGGGTCTTCATCGCCAGGCGGACCGCCTCGGTTGTTGCGTATTTGTCGCGATCGTTCGCCCACGGCGCTCCAATGATCGCCGCCGGCCGGTCTTTGAACTGAACGACGAAGGTTGGCATGAGTTCGGCGTCTTTGACGCCGATGAGCACGCGCCGCGCCTGATCAATGCCCGATTGGAGTAGCTCTTCGATCGTCATCGTCATGCTCGCCTCCCACTGTTATCGCCGCCTTGCGCTTCATAGCGGCCTCGAGGTTGAGCCCGGCGCACAGACGCTCCGCATCGGCCTTGGCGATGCTGTAGGCGGTCCTGGGGCCGCCCTGGCCGGCGTGGAGCCTATCCGCAAGCGAGACGATGCGGACCATGCCCTTGGCGCGCTCCGAAATCATTTTCGGCTTAACGCCTTTGACGACTTCGCAGACCGCGACTTTGCCGTAGCGGCCGCGGCACGACGCCGGCATCCAGGCGGCCGCGGTCATCACGATGAATTCTGTTTTCATTCGTCGAACCCCCAAATGTCGGAATCGCGCCCATAGGGCTCCTGGTCCCTGTCCATGCGCTCGTCGCGCTCCTCGTCCGGATCCCGTTCGGGCGGACCGTCGACGTCAGTCGTGTCGTAATCGTCCTGTTCGATCCGCCAATCGGTGTTCAAAGGCAGATCCTTGGCGACGACGACGGCGTCGAAACGCGCGTCCTCTTCGCTCGCAGCTTCGACCTCGACCGTGGTTTCCGCGGTGACCGTGCGCGTCACCACGACGCGATAGACTCCGCGGCGAAATTTCTCGGGATGATCGATTGCGTACTGATCATCGGGCGAGCGGGTTTTCCACGAATCGTAGCCGCGCATCGCCTCACTCCACCGTTGGATCGTAGTTGTCGACGAAGGAGTCGAGCCCTTCGAGATGCTTGACCATGACGCCGAGCGCCGCGGCGCGGCCGTAGGCGCCCTCGCGCCTGGCGATAGTGTGCGCGTAATCGCTCATCACCTCGGCCAGCATGGCGATGAGTTCGTCGCCGCCCATGTGATCGAGCATCATGGTCAGGTTGGCGCGGAGGAAGGCGTCTTGCGCCTTGTTCAAATCGATGATGGTTTCTGCGTTGGACACTTCGTTTTCCTTTCGAGATCGTCGAATGCATGACGGTCATGCGCTCGATGAATTATCTAGTGCCTTATCGATTAGAAAGCAAGGCTTTCTCTTCGAGCACTGCGTGTTTTAAATCGTGCGCATAATCGATGATGGCGTGGGCGTTATCCATCATTTGATTGATGCGGTATTCGAGCCGCTCTTTCTCATCGGCGTCCGGATAGAGGACGTCTGAGGCGTTGCGCGTCAGCCGCTCAGCCTCTTGGATGAGCGCCAGGTACGCCTTGCGCGTCGCCTCGGGCTCGAGGCCGCGCTCTTCGCGCAGCTTGTCGATAAACGAGCGGTTAATCATGCGTCCTCCTCTGGGATTGCGTAATCGATCAGCCAGGCGTCTTCGTAGCCGGCGGCGACACAGTGGTAGTGGTAGCCATCGGCGCCGATGCGGACTCGCGTCAGATTGTCGGTCATCGGCACGTAGTCGCCTTCTGCGTTTTCGACGACGAACAGGTCGCTCGAATCAAACCGCTTGAGGGCTTCGATCATCTCGCCAACGGTCATTGGCGTTGCTCCCAGGTTTGGGTTTCAGGGTTCCAGCGATTGGTCGCGCGGTGCCGCCAGGCGATTGCTTTGACGTTGGCGCGGCGCATCAGCCGGCGAAAATCCGCCAGCGTGTAATCGTCGAGCCAGCGACCGTGCTGCATACAAAGCTCGCGAAATAGTAGGACCGCACGGAGGCGAGCGAGCGAAGGGGCGCGGTCATCGCCGCCTCCAATCGGTTGCGTCATGATCGGCTTTGATCGTGAGGGGCAGAACGTCGCCCGGATCAGGATTGACGCGCTGAACGAAGCCATGCTTGTCCTCGTCGCCGGCGCGATAATCGCGCACGACGTAGAGCGGGTTAAACCGATTGAGGTTCCAGATTGCGAGCGCGACGCCCTGCGAGTTCGCCTGGCGTTGCGCGTAAAGCTTGCATTGATCGAGCGTCACGGCGTTCATTCCTTTCGTTTCGGCGGTTCGCCGGTCATGCCCGCGAGCGTGAGCGCGGGCATGGGCTTCGAACCTCCTTTCGTTAGAGTCCCTTGTTGTTTGCTATCCACAATTCGAGGTCAGCGACCGCCTGGTCGAACTGCCCGCGCTTGTACGGATGACCCGTGATTTTGCTCGCGACCCTGAGCATGTTGGTTGGCGTGTAGGCGCGGTTCACTTTCATGCCGGTCTTGGCGTAGAATTTGATTGCGTGCTTGATGACGATCGCCTGGTAGGCGGCGACGCCCTCGGGTCCGGAAAAAGTTGTCACTTTGCGTTGCTCCGTTGGTTAAACGCGCTCGAAACGCACGAGTGTGGATTGCTTCTCGTGCGTCTCTTCGTCGTAAAGATCGAGGCGCGCGGAGAAGACCGACTTGCGCTTTTTCGCCTTAACGAAGGCTTCCATAGCGGGCGCATATTCGCAGTAGTCCCGCGCATCGGCCTCGCCGTTTTCGTCCAGTTCCAAGCGAAACAATTGTTTCATTTGCGTTGCTCCTTTGCCCTCTCGCCCGTCCTGAGAGGGTTGACGCCTGGCGTTGCGCGGACGTGAATTTATTTGACTTTGTCCGAACCAGGTCGCTTCGATACAGATGATATAATGCCTAACGATGTTTTTGCAATAGGGGTATCGATGATTTTTTAGCGATTATTTTTATCCTGTTTCGCGTCTTGTTCGGCCAGGATGCGGCGATTGGCTTCGACCAAAAGCCGATAGCGTTCCTTGGCGGAAAGCTTGGGTTTGGGCGGCGATTTTGCTGCGCGTTGCGAGGCGCGCCTCATGCGGTTGTCTTCCGCCATGCACAGTCGACAGGCGCTGCGCGGCGTCACGTCATGGCGACAGGTCAGGCCGGTTCGGGCCATCGGTCAGATCTCCTTTGGCGTGAGGTATTCGCGCGCGGCGTGAAACGCGGCCTGGCTAGTGGCGAAGCCTCGGCCGTCCGCGGCGCCGCGCCAGGTGTTTTCTCTGTGCGGGGCTTGGATTTGATAGTGCCATCCGATGGCCGGCTCGGACCGCCAGGCGATGAGAATTGTCCAGGTCATCGGATTGTAGGTTGAGCGCGGCTTGAGTTCGCGCCGGCCCTCGTAGGATGCTGCGCGAATGTTGAGTTTGCCTTTGAGCGGGTCGCGTTTTTTGCGGTTGTAGGCGTCGAGCGCGACCGTCAATTTTTCCTGAATGATCGGAGTGAGGTATTTGTGGACAAAGGCGTCGTGACCCAGTGTGGCGTATTCGAGGGCCACTTTGGGGTAGCGGGTTTGGCCGCCGACGATGTTGCCGGCGGCGGCGAGGTTGGAGATCGCAGGTTGGCTGACGCCGGCGGCCTGAGCGACTGCGGCGGGCGGTAGCTTACGTAATTCTCCTGTAGAACTGACCCGATAGGGCTGAAGCGCGGCGTAAAATGCGCAAGCATCCGAAAAGGTCATCTTGCCCTTTTTTGGATGCTCAGAATTCAAGAAAAGCTTTTCGAGAGGATTTTCCATTTTTCAGCCTCCAGCTATACAGCTTGCAAAGCAATTTAATTATATTGCTATATAAACGATACGCCTTCCCCGCGATGCTTGCATGAAATTTTTTGTACTGACATGGAAAACCATGTCAGTACAAAAACAGGTGCGCCTCATGTGGAAGGCGACTCCTTTTTATAGCAAATTTAGTGAATAGCCTTGCAAGCTATATAGCTAAGCACGCCGGGCGGACCATGTCAAAACGCCCGGCGCAAATTGCACGCCAGGCGCCAAACCTTGTCAAGCCCGACCTCAGCCAAACATCGCGCGCTGATGCGCTAACCGCTCCAAAGCAGCCTTCTCGGCCGCCGCCCTAGACCGAAACTCCACAACCTCGTAACAACGCCGCTTGTCGCTCCACTTGTCCAGCCAATGCCCACCAACCCTGACACTGTGCCGCCCTAGCGAAGAAACCCGAAACTCGAATTGATCCGTCGCGCTCATGTCAATCCCCGCTCGAACGAGGCGACGTATTCAGCGTTAATCGTGCTCGGCGGGCTGGAGCTAACGTAGTACCGCCCACTGCGAAGCTTGTACACATAGGCGACGTTCGTCCTTCGGGCTAAATCCCGCGCCTCAACACAAGCCGCCAGATAGTCGGGCGCGTCGCGTTGCGTCTTTTTGTCGTTTCCGTTCGTCGGTTCCATTGTGTTATATCCTTCCGCTAGCAACCATGAACAGTGCAAAGATCAATGACAGGGCCGTAAGTATTGAGGGCGTCATAATGCCCTCAACACCATGCCGGATTTGTCGGCTTTGGCCTTTCGGCCCTTAGGGCTAAGCCAAATCACGACGTTCTTCTCGTCCAGATGGCGCAAGTCGTGCTTATCGCCATTGATTACTTTGTGGCCTAAGTATTTATCCGGCATTGCCACGCTTGATACTACTGCGACATTGCCTCCTTTCTTGAGGACGTCGACGCATTCCGCTTCGTTGGTTTCTGAACGGGAGAACGTCAAATGATAGTTCTTAGGCAGCATATGATTGCAAAACCTAAGCATTCGTTTGTAGTTCTTAGTATAGTCGACGAATTGTACATCGCTATACCTATCGATGATAGTAAAGCCACAATCCTTGACCGCTTCCCATGAGATATCCGTCGCGCCGTTCAGCCGCACGCATAACTTGAGGCCAAGGCGATTAGCCTTGCGCTGACAAGCTTCGATACCTTTGGACATAACTTCGAAGAACGCGTGCCTATCGCGCATGAACATTCTCGCCTTGCGAGCGCGGCTTGAGCGCGTGGCGTTGACGCCGTCCTCGAGGTTAGCATTGCTCAACATGCCGGCTTGGCCGCTATACCATCCAAGGCAAAGCGCAAGACAGCCTGTCGAAGCGTAAGGGCATAGGTTGCCTACGCCGGCCGTTGACGCCGGCGCCATATAGTTGATAGCGTTGACATAGCCGTATTCGTTGGCTTTAATAGCCTTCGGGCTATCGATAGAGAAGAATGCATCTGACACTGTCGTATACCTCATTGTTACCAGTAGGATATAAGCCGTGTCGATGAATTATCAATAGCGCGATCGATGATAATAAGCAGATGAGAGCACATGACTTGTCGATATGCATATGGCGCATACTATCCCAAGTTGTATCGAGCTTTCTCAGCCACGTGTCAGCCACGCAAAGGGCTGCAACGCCTAATTGCTCAACGATATCAATGGCCGATAGGATATCACCCAAATCCTTACCTCGGCCGCGCGCATGGCTGCTGGTTTTCAGAAGGCCCCCCTTAAGCATTCTGCTTTTGGGGCCCCGGGCGCGGTCCCTTCGTCGATCGCCATGTCCAAGCGCTAATACCAGCCATACCAAGTATAATCTTGGACAAGCTTAAATAAGGGGACGATTTCCATCTTTGTCGGGGCCATGTATTGTCCGTTGACAATGTTGCCGGCCTATCCGTGGGACGCCCGTCCGGATGATTTTCCTCTGAGTGCGGAGGAGGTTTGCGCGGCGCTGGTTGAGGCTCATGGCGACGTGACCCGAGCTTCTCTGCGGCTGAAGGTTGGGTCCCTTGTGCTTCGCAAGTTCATCGAGCGATCGAGCCGCGCCAAGGCGGTGATTGTTGAGATGGACATGCGGTTGGCGGACAAGGCCAAGTCGAAGCTTGCGGAAGCTTTGGACGATGAGGACAGTCGGCGGGTTGACTGGGCGATCCGGTATGTTCTGAACTCGAAGAACGCGCGTCATTTGGGCTGGAGCTCGAGCGATGACGCCTCGGATGCGGCGCGAGCGGCGCACAATGGTCCGTTGGTGAATATTCAGTTTTCGCCGGTGGAGTGGGCTGATGGGACGAAGATTGGTCCCAAGGAGATCGCCAAGCAGGTGATTGAGATCGCTCCCCCCGAACCGGCGAAATGACTTCGGACGTTTTCGACGATCTTTTGCCTGACGCGCCTGATCAGGCTCCGGCGACGATCATTCCGTATCGTCCTCGGCCGCATTTTCGGCCGCTGCACGCTTCCGAAAAGCGGTTTATGTTCGTGGTTGCGCATCGTCGCGCGGGGAAAACCGTGGCGCTGTGCAATCAGTTGATCCGGGCCGCGCTGAGCAATCCTCGCCGGCATCCTCCTCCCAGGTACGCTTACGTCGGTCCGAGTTTCGACCAGGTGAAGGATTTATGCTGGAATTATTTGAAGTTTTACGCCGGCGACTATCCTGGGATCAGGTTTTTGGAGGGCGAGCTCACGGTGATTTTTCCTTCCGGGGCGACGATTCGGCTGTATGGCGGCGGCCAGGCGTATGAGCGGATTAGGGGGATTTATCTCGACGGCGCGGTTTTGGACGAGTATCCGCTTCTCAATCCGCGCGCCTGGACCAGTGTCGTTCGACCGTGTTTGGCGGATTACCGCGGCTTTGCGGTGGTCAGCGGCACGTCCAACGGCGACGATCATTTTCATGCGGTCAAGTTGAAAGCGGAGGATGACGACAACTGGGATGTATTCGACATTAAGATTACTGACACCAAAGAGGACGCTCTCAGCTTCGACGAGCAAAAGGAGCTAACGCGCGACATGCCGGCCGACGAATACGCTCGCGAGATGTTGAATGCTTTCGACGCGCCGGTCGAGGGCGCGTATTATACTGAGGCGATGAACGCCCTGCAGCAACAGCATCGGGTGACTACGGTCCCGGTGGATCTATCCGCCAGCCTGATCAGCGGCTGGGACATCGGGATCCACGATTTCACTTGCGTTTGGTTGTTTCAGATCGCCGGCCGGGAGCTTCATTTCGTCGACTATGTGGAGGATCGGGGGCACAAAGGGCCGCATTATTTGGAGCTGATCGAGCGCAAGGCCAAGGGCTGGGGCGTGCCGTTCAAGGCGCACATTCTGCCGCACGACGTCGAGGTTCGGGAATGGGGCTCGGCCGAGAGCCGGCGGATCACGCTGATGAACTCGACCTCGACGCCGATCCTGACGGCGGACCGGGTTTCGGATGCTGACGGCGTCGGCGCGGTGCGCGGCGTGCTTGGCGTCGCCTGGTTCGACGAGCAACGCTGCCGGCGCGGCCTGGCGCGACTGCGCGGCTACAAACGCTCGAAGTTCGGCACGCCGGTGCACGACGACTCGAGCCACGGCGCCGACGCGATGAAGACGGTCGCGGTGGGTCTGCCGTTGGTCACTGCGCTGTCGTCGAGCCTGTCGCTCGGCGGCCGGTTGCGGAGGCGGATCCGTGGCCTCGTCTGAGCGGCCCGATTATGCGCTGGCGCCGAACGCCGCTGGCGATCGGCCGGTTTTGCATCGGGCGGATTGCCCGAAGGCGCGCGAGCAAGCGGCGCGCGGCGAGATGGTGGTGACGATGATGGCGTGCGAGAAGGAGCCGCCGGCGGATTTGGAGCGGTGCGCTTGCTTGAGGAAGGCCAGTGGCGTGGTTTGACCCTCCCCTGTTCCTGGGCGGCCTGGTCGGCGCGGCGTTCCTCGAATATCTGTGGTTCGCCCGCGGCCGCGCCTGGTGGCGTGCTCGGCGCCGCGCGATCGATCTCGAGCTCCTGTGGCCGGCGTGCAAGACCCAGGCGTCCGACATCGACCACGCCAAGGCGGCGTTCGCGGCGCACGCGTTCCACGACACGGCGTGGCTCGAGCTTGGCGCGGACGAGATCGTCCGGCGCATCGAGGAGCTTGTTTAACTCACCGGCGATCTGCTAGGCTGCGCCGCGAATGAGCACACATGGGATCCGAATCAATCGCGTCACGTTCAACGTCAGCGAGGAGCAACTCGAATGGCTGAACGATTTGGCGGGACGGCGCGGAATTTCTGTGAGCGACATCATGCGCCGCTTGATCGACGAGACGCGCGGCGCGTACATCACGCCGTCACATGCGCGTGTCGATTTGCGGGCTCAGCGCGACGAGGTTAGCCAACCGGAACAATAAACTTTGGAGGATCGCATGGCACAGGGTTCATGGGCGTACATTCAATTCGTTGACGAGCGCCCGGGCGCTGGCGGCGGTCATCCCGATCAGGGTCTTCCCGGCGGCGGTCTGCATCCCGGGCATCGGCCGCCTGGCTCTCGCCCACCGCGCCCTGGCAACCTTCCTTCGCGCCCTGGCCGCCCGACTGATCCCGACTACGGGATCGACGAAGGCGACGGCGAGCATCCGCCGGAAGCCGGCCACTTGCCGGTCTGGCCGGTCGATCCAGACCATCCGATCGCCCCTCCCTCTCCCGGTCATCCGCTGCCGCCGGTCGATCCGCCGCCTGGCACGATTTGGCCGCCGCTGCCTCCTGGCACCGATCTTGAGGGCCAGAAGGCGGTCGTCCTGGTGGCGATCGAAGGCGTCGGGTACCGCTACGTGGTGATCCAGATGGGCGCGACCGATCCCGACTACGGCGTCGACGAGGGCGCTCCCGGCGAAGGCGAGCATCCGGATCAGGGCTTGCCGCCAGGCGGACGTCCGCCGGCTCCAGGCCAGGGCTTGCCGCCCCAGCGTCCTGGTATGCCGCCGCCGTCGCCAGGCCAAGGGTTGCCGCGGCCGCCGGTCGCTGGACGTCCGCCGGCGCCTGGTCAGGGCTTGCCGCAACCGCCGACTGCGCAGCCTAAGCGTCCCGGGCAGCGATAATTCCAGCAAGGGGGAACGATGAATAAATACCTGTTGAGCGCGGCCATTTTGGCCGCGACCGCCTACCCGGCTCTTGCGCAGCTACGGCTCGCGATGTCGGTGGACGGAAACTCGTTCGTCGCCGCGGACGGTGGGCCAAGCGATCTTGATCCGTTGCCGAACGGTCTTGTCGTCGCGCGGCAAATTCTCGATGGGGTGAGCGTCTTCGGCACGTTCACCCAATCCAGCAAGCTGCCTAGTCCTGACGGCGACGCGCTGAACGTCTCCAACTTGCTGATCACCAACAATTCGAGCGCCGCCAAGACGCTGTTCATGGCGTTCAGCGACAACGGCTATCCCGGCACCGAGAACTGCATCATGACGGCGGTTTCTGGGACGTGGAACGGGGTTGGCGCATCGACGGCGAAGTTCGCGTTCTTCGTTGACGGGGCGAACGTCGACGGCGCGCTGACTTCGACCAATACGCCGGGACACCTGATCACCAGCGACAGCGACAGCGCCGGGGCTGGCCCGCTGGCGTTTTCGTTCGAGGGCGACAACCCGTTCATGCATAGCACGCCCTTTTCGATGACCGAAGCGATGGTGTTCACGCTCGCGCCGGGAGCGCAGTTGATCGGCAATTCGGTGGGCATGGAAGCGGTCCCTGAGCCATCGACTTGGGTGATGATGATCTTGGGGTTCTTGGGGCTGGGCTACGCCGGCTTTCGCCGGCGTGAGAGCGCGTTCTGGCGGCTTTAACCCCCTAAGTCCGCTGGAAAATGGGATCGGACGTCGACTACCGCAATAGCCGCGACGTCCGATCCCTGCCGGGGCTTCGATGTTAGGCTCGAAAAATTTCACGGGTGAGACGAGCGCCCAACTTCTGACCCATCCCGGCCAGGCTGACTTCGCCATTCCAGGCGCGAAGAAGGTTTGCCGCGAATGCTGGTTCTGGTCGCCCAAGCGTCAGGGCGATCCGCGCGCCGTGTGCGGCAAGGCCAGGGCGATGAGCCACGGCCGGGAGACGCAGCGCATCCCCCGCTATGCCACGATCTGCAAGCACTTCACGGAAACCGCGCCCGAAGCGTACTGAGGCTGAGCTCGAGGCGCTTTGGCGGCCGGATCCTGACTTCGTCGGGCCGGTTGGGCCGCCGATGGAGCTCTGGCTGCGCGATCGCGAGAAGCAACGCGCCTTGTGCAAATCTGTTGGTTTGACCTTGCAGGGAGATCAGGGATAAATCCGCGCGGGGGATGGGGCCGGCGCGTTGGAACGGATCTTTGCATCCTTCAAGGATAGTTCGAATTTAAACACTTCGAGCTATGATCCTGGCGATCCCGACAGTTACGAGCAATTCCTCAATGCGATGATCAAGGACGCCCGCGATTATGAGGGCTCCGTTCTCGCGGCGAATCGGGATTACGCGCAGAAATATTATTACGGTTTACTGCCGACGCTCTATCCGGACGACAATCCGTGGTCAGACACGACGTTGATCCAAGATAGGGACGCCACGTACAACCAGTACTCAAATCAACCCCAGGACGTCGCAAATCGGTCGAGTTTCGTCTCAACCGACGTTCGGGACGCGATTATGCTGATGCTGCCGAGCCTGATCAGGCTATTTGGCGCGTCGGAGAGCCCGATCGAGCTTGTGCCGCGCACCGCCGAAGACAGCGATATGGCGGAACAGGCGACGAATTTTGTTAACTATACTTTCTGGAATGACAATAGCGGCTTTTTAATACTTTACGGCGCGTTCAAAGACGCAATGACCGTGAAAACGGGCTACGTCAAATGGTGGACCGACACGCGCAAGGAGCTCCGACGCAAGGAGTTCACGCATATCACCGCGCAGCAAATTCAACAGATCCTTACGGAAGATCCGAGCGCGAAAGTGCTCGAGGTTGGCGATCCTTTGCCGCCGCCGCCCCAGATGCAGCCCCCTCCAGGGCCGCCAGGGGCGATTCCCGGCATGGGCGGTCCTCCTGGCGCTCCTCCGCAAGGAATGGCTCCAGGCGGCCCAGGAGGGCCCCCAGGAGCCCCTCCCACTCCTGGCGGCCCTCCACCTGGCCCGCCGCCCGGAATGGCCGCCAGCGGGGCTCCTATGGGCCCTGGCGCGGCTCCCGGGCCGCCGCCGCCCCCTCAATCGCCGCCAATGCCGCCGGTGGCGATCTATGATCACGTTGTTTTCCAGTACGAGGTTGCGAAACCGCTGATCCGCGTGTGCGGCGTGCCGCCGGAAGAAATGCGGCTCGACCGTTATGCGAGAACTTTCCGTGAAAGCCGGATCGTCGGCCACGAGCGCGTGGTGCCGATCGATGAGCTCACCGCGATGGGCTACGACCGCGAGATGCTCCTCGACTACGTGCAGTCGCAGTCGATCGCGGAGTTCACGACCGAGCCGCAATTGCGCAATCCCGGCCGGATCATGTCGACGCGGGTGGGCGACGGCGTGAAATACGGCGAATGGTACATCAAGGCCGATCAGGACGGCGACGGTTTCCCCGAACTTCGCCACGTCATCACGATGGGCGAGAACGCCACGCTGATCTCGGACGACCCGGCCAACCGAATCAAATTCGCCCTGTTTTCGGTCGATCCGATCAGCCACACGATCGTCGGAGATTCGATTGCCGATCTGGTGATGGACATTCAGCGGATCAAGACGAACCTGAGCCGCGCCATCCTCGATAGCGCCGCGGAAAGCCTTAATCCTAAGACCGTCATTAACGAGCTCACTACCACTGTCGACGACGCATTGAACGACGATCTAGGCGCGGTCATCCGGACGCGAGGCGACGTCAACAACGCGGTTGCTTTCAACAACATCCCGTTTCTTGGTCAGGCGGCGTTGCCAGTCATCGAATTTCTGAACGATGTGCTCCAGCGGCGTACTGGCTTGAGTGATGCGGCAAAGGGCCTCGATCCTAAAGCACTTCAAAGCTCTACGATGGTCGGAGTCGAGGCGATCATAAACGGGCAGCAAGAGCGCACGGAGCTTGTCGCGAGAGTGCTCGCTGAGACGGGTTTCAAGGATCTGTTCAGCGGCCTGTTCAACGAGGTGGTGGAGAATCCTAGTCAGCAACGGACTCTCAAGATCAACGGCAAGTGGGTGGATTACGACACCTCGACGTTCGACGCTTCGATGTCCGTAGAAGTCAACCCAACCCTCGGCAAAGGCAGTGACACTGTCCGCCTGATGACACTGCAGCAAATCAAGCAAGATCAACAGACGATCGTCGCGCAAATGGGCCTCAACAATCCCGTGTGCGGGCTCCCCGAAATGATGAATGTCGAAACTGACATGCTGGCGATCGCCAATATCAAAAACGTCGGCAGATATTTCAAAATGCCGACGCCGCAACAGATGCAAGCGATGCTCGCGGCGCCGAAAGAGCCCGATCCGATGGCCTTGGCCGCCCAAGCACAATATCAAAAAGTTAAAGCCGACGCCGCGGCGGCGCTTGGCGATCAGAACCTCCGGAAAGCCGCGCAAGACCAGGATCACGAGCTCGCGCTGCAGCAATTGCGCGAGAAGACGCTGAACGACCAGGCGAAGCTCAACCTCCAGGCCGATCAGATCCACGCTCAGCATGTCCAGGCGCTCGGCAAGATGGCGGCGGACATCTTCAAGACGGCGCACGACGGCGCCATCGACGTGCACACGCAGGGTATGCAGAACGCCAGCGACCAGGCGGTTGCGGAAACTCAGGCGTCCGCGGCGGCTCAACAGCCTGGTGGAGGTGACGGGTGACCGGCTTGCCGAACATCGACCCGACTCAGGTCGACGCCCGGGCGAACGACACCGCGGCGAAGAAGATCCTGGCCGACGAGGCGAACGAGCTTCTCAGCGAGAAGGGGATTTTCATGCTCGCGGTTCGCGCCCTTCGCATTCGATGGTACGGCGAGCTCCTCGACGCGACTGAGCGCGACAAGAAGAACGATTTGTTAGCCAAGCTGAAGGTGCTCGACGCCGTGCCGCTCGAGGTTAAGCGGTTCGTCAGCGACTACAGCATGGCGCGGAATAGGCAGGGAAATGCCGGAAGGAATTGACAGCGCCGCGGCGGCGTTCGAGCGCGCGATCGATCCCGCGCCGAGCGCCAACGAACAGCCGGCTCAGCGTCAGCCGGCGACGAGGGCGCGCGACGACGGCGGCCGCTTCGCTCAGGTCGCGGAGAAGCCCGAACCGTTCCTCGAGATCCGGATGGTCGAAGGCGATCCGGAGACGGGCGACACCAGCGATGCGGGAGACGATCCTCGTCTCCGCGCGCGGGAAAGGGAGATTGCAGATGGTAGGTTTGACGAGAGGGCGAACCGCGAAAATGAATCACGCGCCCGACAAGCGCCCACCGAAGCTGAAAGGCAGAGTGGCGAACGACGTCGCGCCGACGCCGAGATCGGCGATGATGCCGCCGCCGACGATGGACACGCAAGAGCCGATGATGAGCTGCAAGACCTCGAAGCCGACGCCGCCGGCGATGAAGAGGGTGACGACCTCGACCTCGAAAATTCCCAGTTCGAAATCACCGTCGATGGGACGCCTCAGACCGTCTCGTTAGGCGAGCTTCGCGACGGCTACATTCGCACCGCGACGTTCCATAGCCGGCTCAACAAGGTCAACGAGCACAAGCAAGCGGTCGACCTGGAGAATCAGCGCGTCGGCCAATTGCGCGATCTCTACATCAATGGGCTCACCTATCTCGATCAGGACATCCAGGCGCTCTCGCCGGCCGAGCCGGATTGGGACGTCGAATACGCCAAGGATCCTCTGTCGGCCAGGCGCAAGCAGAAGGAATTTCAAGCCCTTTACACCAAGCTGCATCAGATCAGGCAGCATCGCGCCTGGGCGATCAACAACGCGCGCGAAGAGCACGATCGCGCGTCTGCGAAATACGCAGTAGAACAATTCACACAATTCGTTGAGGAGCACAAAAAGCTCATCAAGGATGAGCCATCTCTACAGAGAGTCATCGGTGGGATGCGGCAAACCGCGCTCGCGGAAGGCTTTAACGAAGTAGAGGTGGCTGGAGTCTATGACAAGAGGATGTTGAACGTCCTCTTCAAAGCATGGCTCTACGATCGTGGGATGGCGGTAAGACCCCAAGCGGCTCTCCCAGGTCGAGGCAAGTCATTGGTACCCGGGTCCGCTACGCCCATTGGGAATGCTGGACGTCGGAACATCGATGAAGCCCAGAAGCAGTTGGCGCGAACCGGCCGTATGGAAGACGCGACCAACTTTTTCCAAAGGTTTCTCAGATGATCCGGAGAATAAAACCCAATGGCGAAAGTAACGAACGCCTTTACTACTTACCAAGCGGTAGGTAATAGAGAAGACCTCAGCAACGCTATATACAATATCGACCCGTTCGATACTCCAGTTATGTCCGCTATACGCAGACGTAACGTAAAGAACCGGCTTTTTGACTGGCAGACCGAATTTCTACCTCTCGTTGCTCCGTCTGTTGTGCCAGGCACTGGCGCGATGGATCCGGCGGCAAATGCACAGGTGGAAGGGTTTCAACTCGTCAATAAGCCGGCACAACCGACGATTCGTCAAAACAATGTCACACAGATTAGCGAGCGGGACGCTACTGTGTCTGGCTCGCAAGAGGAAAGTGACGCCGCCGGCAAGGGCAGCGAAATGGCGCACCAGATGGCTATGACTTCGAAAGTATTGAAGTCGGACATCGAAGTTGCTTTGTGCTCTCGCCAGCCGCGGATCGACGGCAACGACGCCGCTACGCCTGTCGCCCGCGTGACTGAGGGCTTCTCGCATTGGCTAGGCCGCGCCACGGACAAGACCAACGCGCCGGCCGGCTCGATCGCGCCTGGCACCTCGACGACCGGCTTGCCGACGACCGCTTACACGGTCTTCCCCGCGCCTACCGCCATCCAACTGACAGAACAAATGTTGGGTGACGCCATGCAGAAAGCGTATACAAATGGGGCGAGCCCGACACTCTGGGTAGTTCCGCCAGGGCCTAAGCGTACTGTCTCAACATTCGTCGGCCGTTCTACTACGCAAGTCTTGGTTGGCAAGACGGAAGTCGTATCGACAGTGGATGTTATCGCTACGGATTTCGGGCGCGTGAAGTGCATTCCTTCGCGCTGGATCCCGCCAGACGTCGGACTACTTATCGATCCGGATTATGCGGCGGTCGCATTTTTCAGGTCGTTCCGCCAGTACCTGATGGCGCGCATCGGTGACGCCGAAAGCCGGATGATCGTCGTCGAATGGGGCGTCGAGATGAGAAACAGTCTCGCCCATATTCTTTTTAACGGAATCACTGCGTAATTAAGGGCGGTTCCGATGGGAGAGGCTCGACGTCGATATCTGGCGCGCGACGGCGTTGCGCGCTCGACGATTGCGGATGGCGACGGGTTCGTCATCCACACTCAAATGGACGTCGAGCCTGTTCTCGACTCGATTGCTCGCGATCGCGAGATCATGCCGAACAGCGGCGACAATAAGCTCCTCGGCCGCTTGCCGATGATCGTCGTCGAGGATCTGATCCGCCGCGGAATCTATGACGATCCGGATGCTTTCGATCGTTGGTGGAATACGATCGAGGCGAACCCGTGGCGGATCTGGAAGGGGTCAATCTGATGCCTTACGACCGAAAATTCTTCTACGACAACGTGCGCGCCAGCCTGTTTCGCGGCACGCTGACGCAATCCCAGGTCGACGGGATGAATTATTTGTTGGCGGTCTGGGAGTGGGGCTTCGAGGCCAACAATCCCAACGACGGCACCATGTGGCTCGCCTATTGCCTCGCCACGACCTACCACGAGACGGCGCAGACCATGCAGCCAATCGAGGAATACGGCCGCGGTCAGGGCAAGAGCTACGGCCAGCCGACTGGACCGTACAACCAGTGCTACTACGGCCGCGGCCACGTCCAGTTGACCTGGGACACAAACTACCAAACCGGCCAGACGAACCTCAAGAATCGCTACGATGTCGACGCCAACATCTATCCAGAGGCGTCGAACATGCTCGACCCTCAGACGTCGGCGCTGATCCTGTACGACGGCATGGTCTACGGCTGGTTCACCGGCGTCGGCTTGCCGAAATATCTCTCGAAATCGAAGGGGATTGAGGATCCGGTCAACGCTCGCCGGATCGTCAATGGCACCGACTGCGCCCAACAGATCGCAGGATATTACTGGTCCTTCAAGGCGGCGCTGAAACAGGTTCCAGCCGAAACCGTCGAGGCGACGGGTGGGCTACCGTCTTTGCCCGATCTGCCGAAGGGGCCGCACATGCCCAAACCGCCCGATGCCGCATGAGCCCGAGCGAACTCGTCGTTCCGCCGCCTACGGTGAAGCTGTTCGACTATCCCGGCGCGACCGGGCTGGCGTTCGGCATCTTGTTTACGACGTGCCTTTTGTTCGTAGCGGGCAAGTTCGATCCGACTGCAGGCGTTCTGACGATTTCGCTTCTGGTGGTGATCGCGATGATCGGAGTGATCACGTTCTGCTTGTTTTTCACGGTGCCCAACGATGAGATCACTTCAGGCGCGGTTGGGGGATTAACGGCGGCGTTTGGCGCGGTGATCGCGCATTGGCTGGGTAGGAAGAAGGATCAATGAGCACTCTCGGTCTGGTTCTCGTCGTCATCCTGATCCTTGTTTTGCTGGGCGGCCTAGGCGGCGGCGCGCGGTTCGGGGTGCCCTACGGTTATGGCGCCGGGCACTATGGGATCGGCGGCGTTGGGGTGATCCTGATCGCGATTCTTCTCCTCTGGGTTCTGGGGTATCTGAGGTGACTGACTTCAGCGATTTCACAGCCCAGATCGCCGAATGGGCGAACCGCGAGGACTGGAGCCCGATTCTGGTCACGTCTTTCGTTCGCATGGCCGAACAAAAGTTCAACCAGGAGCTCCGACACAACCGGATGATCTGCAGCGCGATCAATACTGTCACCGATCGCTGCGCCACGATTCCCGACAACTGGCTCGAGTTCGATCTGGTCTTGATCGCTTCGACCAATGCGCCAGGCGGCTGGTTGCCGATTCGTTACAAGAGTCGAGACGAATTTTTCCAGCTTCAGGACAGGTGGGCGACTAACTTTTACACGATCGAAGGCCGCACGATCTTCTTTGGCGGTTGTCCCGACGAGATCGAGGGCACTCAGTTTCAGATCTACTATTTCGCTGAAGTGCCGGTGTTCTCCGACACGCAAGATAGCTGGATCTACACAAAATATCCGTCGCTCTACCTGAGCGCCGCGATGATGCACGCGTATCTCCATGCGGTGGGCGAAGAAGCCCAGGCGGCGAATTCGAAGCAATTCGCTGAAGACATGATCCAGAAACTCAACGTCGAACACAGCCTCTCGAAGGCGAGCGGCTCGAGAATCACGCGCACCAGGGTTCGGAGTTTTGGCTAACAATCAATGGACCGACTCGAGCGGCAACGCGCTCCCGGCTGATTGGACGCCGACGCTGCCGCTCGTCCCGAACGGCAACTGGACGTGCTCGTGCGGCTGCGATCCGCCAGGCGGCACGGCGAGCGTCGACAACATTAGGATCATCGGTTCGCCTGGCACGATCACCTCGGTTCAGGACGACAATGCGTTGTGGTCGCTCGTGCTCAGCGACGGCACGCCCGAAAATGACATGCGGCTCGATCGCTTTGACGATACCGGCGTCTTCGCCGGCACGCCGTTCTGGGCGTCGCGCGCCACGGGCGTGGTCACATTTAACAGTCCGGTGATGCTCTCGCGTGATCCGGTCGAGCCGATGGAGCCGGTCACTCTCGAATATCTCGAGTCGTATCCAAGTGGCATCCCCGATGCGCCCGACAACCAGACTTACGGACGCATGGCAGGGGCTTGGAATCTGGTCGTCCCGGCCGCGGGCGGCACCTTCACTGGGCAGACCAATCTAAGCGCGGGCGGCGCGGTCACCGGCGGCGCTCTTCTGTTCGCCGGGAACGCTGTTTGCTCCATCCCCACGGTCGCTCAGCTTCAGCTTGGCGGCGGCTCGCTCGGTCAGGTTCCCGCGACCGATGGCAACGGGAATCTGTCGTGGATCACGCCGGTCACTGGCGGGCCCTATTTACCGATTGCGGGCGGCACGATCACCGGGAGTCTGACGGTCAACCAGGTTTTGACCGTTCAGGGGCCGAACAGCCTGGTGCTTAACGCGCCGCTGAACAATCCGCGCGCTATTCTTGCGCAAGCTGCAGGGATCACGCGTTGGGTGATGAATTTAGGCGATCAGACCAATGAGGGATTGAACAACGTCGGGGCGAATTTCAGTCTCCAGGCTTACTCCACGACCGGCGTGTCTCTCGGCACTTGGCTGAGCATTGCGCGGGCGGACGGCTCGACGACTTTCAACGGATCTGGCGTCACGATTCAGGGCGGCCTTTCGGTCAACGGGCTCCTCGCGCTCGCCGATCTGACCCATCTGGCGATCTACGGCGGTTCGGCCGGCCAGGTGCTCACGACCAATGGTTCGGGGATCTTGTCGTGGACGACGCCTTCAGGTGGCGGCGGCGGGATCTCTGACGCGCCCAACGATGGCACCGCTTACGCGCGCAAGAGCTTGGGCTGGTCGCATCTCACCCATAACGACATCACTGATTGGGCGAGCTCGGTGCCGGCGCCCTACGTGCTTCCCACGGCTTCCACAACGGTCCTGGGCGGCGTTCGGGTCGACGGCTCAACGATCACCATAGCGGGCGGCGTGATCTCGTCAGCGGGCGGCCCTGGCGGTCCTCCGGTGACCATTTCCGACACGGCGCCGTCTGGGGCCACTGCAGGGGCTTTGTGGTGGGACAGCGTCGGTGGGCAATTGTACGTCTGGTTTACGGACGCCAACTCCAGCCAGTGGGTTGCTGCGAGTAATATGGGGGCGGCGCTTTCGGGCTATCTGCCGCTCACTGGCGGGACGATCACTGGTAATCTCATCGTTAATGGTCAAATTTTCCCAAATAGCGCGACAATTAATTCGGCTCTTAATGTTTCGGGCGTGGCGTCCCTTGTTGGTGGTATAACTCCCTCGACAACGCTGGGTATTACCGGAACGACGGCGGGCGATAACGCCAACGCCGGATCTATCGGTGAAGTAATTTCGAGTGTTCCAGCCGGTCTAAGCTTCCCTAATGCTAGTGCCCAGACTGTCGCTGGGATCACTTTGTCTCCTGGCGATTGGGACGTGCAAGGTGAGATAAACTTTGCTGCGACCGCCGCTACCATGACTGCTGTTATGGGCACGATCTCTCCAGTAGCGGCTTCCGCTCCCGGCGCTGTTGCGATGAATGCTTCTGGCGTAATTATTCAAGCGCCATTTACTGGTTTATCGCAACGCATTGCACTCGCGCCTTGCCGTGCAAGTTTGTCGGTATCGGCTCCGTATTATCTGAGCGCGCTCGTTAATTTTGGCTCGGGAACCGTCACTGTCACCGGCAAGATCTGGGCGAGGCGGGCGCGCTGATGCTTGACTTCCCCGCTTCCCCCACTGTCGGCCAGCAATTCACTGCCGCGGGCGTTACTTGGACTTGGGATGGGCACAAGTGGACGGCGAACGGGCTGAACGTCGCCTATCTGCCGCTGACGGGCGGGACGCTCACGGGGCCGCTGATTAGCGCCGTAACGCCGGGAGTAGGCATTACGGCCAATGGTAATCTTGCGTTGGACGGTGCGGTTAGCAGCGGCACGCGCAGCATTTTGGCGCGGACGAGCGGAGCCAATCGCTGGGGTTGGGTTCTTGCGGACACTACGCCGGAAAGCGGCGCTAACGCTGGGTCCAATTTCGCTCTGTATCCTTATGCCGATAACGGATCGGCTTTGCCTGTGGCGTTGTCGATCAATCGCGCTTCCGGCCAAGTCACCATCCCTAATCTGAGCGCGCCTGGGGTCATTGGCGACAACCGCATCATCAACGGGGACTGCCGGATAGACCAAAGATGGAACGGGGCGAGCGGAACAGGGGGCGGCTACACTATTGATCGGTGGTATTACAACGCGACCCAAACAGCCAAGGGAACATGGCAGCGTGTCTCTTCTGGCGGCTTGGCTGGGTTCCCTTACGCTCTCGCCTTCTCGTCATCGTCCGCTTACACGCCCGCCGCTGGCGATATCTTCGAATTCTATCAGTTTATCGAAGCTGACTTTATCAGCGACTTCGCGTGGGGCACGTCAAACGCGCAGCCGGTGACGCTGTCGTTCTTGGCGCAGTCCACTCTGACGGGAATATTCAGCGGCTCAATTCGTGGCGGGGGCGGACGCTCTTATCCATTCACCTATTCGCTCCCTACCGCGAACATTTGGACGAAGATCGTCGTCACCATTCCCGGCGACACGGGTGGGACGTGGGTATTGAGCGGCAATGCTTCAGGCGTTCTGGTTGGTTTCAGTCTTGGCGCGGGCTCGACCTACACTGCTACTGGCAATGTATGGGGAGCTACGAGCAACGGTACTCATGCGACCGGCTCGGTCAACGTCGTCTCGACCAATGGTGCGATCTTCTACGTGACTGGCGTTAAGCTTGAGATCGGCAGCGTTGCGACGCCCTTCAATCGCCAGACGGTGGCGAAGAGCCTGGCCGATTGCCAGCGGTATTATCAGACTCATCCCAACATCCAAGCCCTTGGGTACGTCGTCGCCGCCTCTGGGAATTTTGGCGTGACAGTGCCGTATTCAACCACAATGCGCGCATCGCCGACGATTACGCCTAATCTTACGACGCAGAGTAATTGCACCGGCTCAGTCGCCGCAATGAGCAACATGTATTATAGACTTATGGCGACTGCGACGGCAGCTGGCGCTGTTAACGTCGCTGGCAGTTTTACTGCGGACGCGGAGCTTTGACCATGACCTATACGCAAGTCTGGGATTACATGACCAACGCTCCATCTACTACTACAATCCAGCGCGACGAGGACGGCGCGTTTATTCCGTTTGACGAAGATAACGTCGACTATGTCGCGTACCTCTGGTGGCTCTACGACGGCAACCAGCCAACGCCCTACACTTCCCCAGAGGTGACTTCCGATGGTTGAAAGCGTCACCAAGAACTACGGCTGGGTAAAGCCTGAGCTCCAGAAATCGCCGTCGACCTGGGGCGGCTTTCTCAATACCGACCTCGACAATATCGACGCGCTCGTCTTCGCCAACCAGCAAGGCATTGCGCCGGTTGGTCAGGGCGCACTCTGGTTCACTAACACGCCGCCGGCGAACTGGCTTCTCTGCAATGGCGCGTCGCTGTCGACGACGACCTACGCGGGTCTGTTTGCGGTTTTCGGCTACACCTATGGCGGCTCAGGCGCGAACTTCAATCTGCCGAATCTACAGGGCAAATTTCCGCTCGGCGTGACTTCGCCCGCTGCTCCCGGCGCGGCCGGCGGCGCGTTCACCGCGCCGATTGGAGTCGCCAATCTCCCGCCGCACGCTCATCCGATCACTGATGTCGCGCACTCTCACACTGCGCAGCAAAACGCGCACGCGCACAACGTCGCGACTGGAAGCCACGCTCACAGCGTTTCGACCGGAGCTCACAGTCACGGCGGCGTCTTGGTTTCTTCTGGCGTGACGGGCGGCGCTCCCGCGGGCATCGGCTTCGTCGGCAATGTTGGGAACACCGCCGGGGTGGGGGATCTCGGCGGGAGCACGAGCACGGTGGGCAATCTCGGCGGCAATACTGACACGCAACAGCCGGCGGTTGGGGTCAATGCTTCCGGCACGGGCCTTTCGACCACGCAGAGCACCGGCTCGGGTACGCCGCTGCCTGTCGTTCCGCCTTACCTCACGATCAACTTCATCGTTCGTTATCAATGACTACGCAGTTCAAGCCGCTTTCGATTCCGCCTGGCGTCGTCGCGCAAGCGACGAAGCAGATGAGCTCGACCAATTACTCCGAAGTGAACATGGTTCGCTGGGTGGAGGGTCAGCTTTCTCCGATCGGCGGACAGTCGCTGTACAACTACAGCTTCGCTTCACGCTGCAAGGCGGTGCACGGCTGGTATGACCTTCTGCAGAATTACCACGTCGCATATTTGTGCGAGTCGAATCTTTACATCGACACCGGCGGCTCGATCATCGACATCACGCCGGCCGGCGGCATCCGGCCGCCGACGCCGCCGAGCGTGGGCGGCTACGGCGATGGGCCCTATAGCCAGAACATCGTGCTCGCCGCGGGCGCGGCTTGGAATGCGGGCGCGACCACGATCACGATGGCGGCGCCCAATCCCGGCACGGTTCAGCCTGGCATGGCGATCTACAATACGTCTGAGTATCCCATCGCCAATCCGCCGGTGCATCCTACCCCAATAGTTGGCGTCGTGCAGACCTATGTCGGCACGCTCCTGACCTTGACCGCGGCGACGACTGAGGCGGGGTACGCGGGCGACGTTCTAGACTTCGATTGGTATGGCTACCCGCGCACGATCAACGCGGATGCGGCGATCGATCGCGTGCCCGACGCCTACAGCCTCAACAATTTCGGCGCGATCCTCCTAGCGATGACCTCGGCGGACGGGCGGCTTTTGCATTGGGATCCGGCGAGCGCGCCAGGCACGCTGGCGACGGTCGTGACGCCGAAGGTGACAACGCCGGTATGCGTGGTGCCGAACGGCCGATGCTTCGTCGTCACGCCCGAAAGATTTGTGCAAGTTTATGGCTCGTACAACGACGGCACCGCCGGCGGATCGATCGGCGGCTCGTTCCGGCGTTTCGCCTGGTGCTCGCAAGAAGACTACACGGATTGGAATTACTCCGACACGACGACGCAGTCGGGCTTCATCGATATCGAGCCCGCTAGTCCGATCATTTGCGCGATCGCTTCGCGCACTGGCACGCTCTTCTTCACTGGCAAGAAAGCGTACGCTTCGAGATATTTGGGTCTGCCGTACGTCTACAATTTCACTGAGCTCGGAGACAATTGCACGCCGTGGAGTCCACAGAGCATGGCGACGACCTCGTCGATGGTGCTTTGGTTCAGCCAACAGGGCCCCTATTCGTACGACGGCACGTCGATTCTACCGATCCAGTGCATGGCCCGCGCCTGGGTCGATCAGGATATCGATCTCCTTAACGTTCGCGAACAGGCGTGCGCGGTGCATGTCGCTAACTTCAACGAGTTTTGGTGGTTTTTCCCGCAAGGCCCGCAAAACAACCCAGGCGGATTCAATACCCGTGCGGTGATCTACAACTACAAAGAGGGCTGGTGGTCCCAGGCGAGGTGCGCGCGATCGGCTGGGATCACCGCGAGCTACACCAGCCACACGATCATGGCGAACGGGACCGTCTCCTACGAGCACGAGTACGGCAACCAGTACAACGATTGCGATCTGCCTTGGGTCGAGACGTACGACCTCAACGTGTTCGGCTATGGCGCGAACACCAGCCCTTACATGGTTGGCTTCACCGCCGGGAGCGTCTTGACCACGGTCAAGCAGATGATGCCGAACATCGCCGGCGCGGTCAGCAACGTTCTTTATTCGCTGTTCTACCGCTCGAGTCGCAGCCTCGGCTTAGCCGAGCTCCAATCGACGCCGGTCCCGGTGCGCTCGGACGGCTACGTCGACATGCGCGTCACGGGCCGCGACATCCGGCTGCGAATCGACCTGGCGATTCCGGCTGGTCAGATCGTCAACGGCGTGGCTTCGAGCGGCGCCGTGCTTCCGGTGACGGTGGGCAATCATTTGATTGACGCTGTAGCGCGAGGGAGTCGCTGATGGCTGGTCCGCAACAGACGGCGAGTTCGGCGCGGCCGCCGCCCGACGTCCCGAACGATCCGACTCTATCGACTCAGGTATCGGCGTATTTGCGCAATTTCGCGCTCTGGTGCCGCAACGGGTTCCAAGACTCGTTGCGTAGCCATGAAGCTCTGCCTGGCGTCCTGGTGCGCGCCTATGACGCGCCGCAAGGCACGGTTCCGAAGGTCTTCATGATCAGGGTCAATACGGCTGGCGCGGTGAGCGCGGTCGCGGTTCCGCTCGGAGGTGGAAATCCTGGGCCATGAACGCGCCGATCTACCACAGGAAGCTGCAGCGAGCCCTCGATTACCAGGGAGGACTCTTCGCGCTCTCCGACATCCTCGAGCGGATTGCGGACGGGCGGATGCAGTCCTGGGTGCACAACAATTCTTGGGCGGTGACGCAGATCTCGATCTATCCGCGCCGCCGGATGCTCGAGATCGTCGCCGCGGTGGGCGATCTTTACGATTGCCGGATTTTGCACGGCAAGATTCTAGCCTTCGCCAATGAAATGAACGTAGACCTGGTCGCTGCTTATGGAAGGCGCGGCTGGGCCCGCGACGCCGATCGCAACGGCTGGAAAATCAAGACCGAAAGCTACTTGTACCACAAGGATTTGTAGCGATGGGCGGACAAACCGGCTCGCAGCAACAACAGACGCAACAAACCACACAACTGCCGCCGTGGATTAACGACGCAGCCCAGCAAAATTACGCTACAGCCCAGCAAATCGCCACGACTCCGCTGCAGCAATATCAAGGGCAGATGACGCCCGACGTCAGCCAGCAACTGCAGCAAAGCTGGAACACCGCGGCGACTGCCGGCAACGCCGGCTTGCCCCAGATCAACGCCGCGACGTCAGGCTTCGTCGGCGCCCTCGGCCAGACGCCGTCGACGGTGACTCCGGAGACGCTCGCCGGCACGAATCTGCAGCAATACGAGAATCCGTATACGCAGAGCGTGATCAACGCGACGTTGCCGATCATGCAGCAACAGCTTGGTCAGACGCTCTCTCAGAACGCTGGCAATGCGGTCAACCAAGGGGCGTTCGGCGGTTCTCGATTCGGCGTTCAGCAAGGCGTTGCCCAGGCTCAGGGCGCGCTGGGCGAAACGCAAATGGCCGAACAGCTCAACCAGGCGAACTTCGCGCAAGCTCAGCAAGGCGCGCAGTTCGACATCACCAACAACCAGGCGGCGCAGACCGCCAACCAGGCGGCGCAGCAAGCGAAGATCAACTCCGACATCGCCGCCAGCCAGGGACTCAACGCGACGGCTTCGACCGCGGGCCAGCAAGCCCAGAACGCCTTCACCATGCAGAACACCGCCGGCACGCAACAGATGTCGACGGCTCAGGATCAGATCAACGCGGAGATGCAGAAGTTCCAGCAAGCCTGGCAGTATCCGACTCAGGAGCTTGGCGTTCTGCAGTCGGCGCTTGGCATGACGCCCTACGGTCAGTCGACGACCGGCGCTTCCGACACGCAGACTTACACGCCAACTGATTGGGCGGCGCTCGCCGGCGCTGGCATCGGCGCGCTCGGGAATATTTTCAAGGCGCCGTTGCCGACGCCGTCAGACATCAGGCTGAAGAAGAACCTGAAGAAAGTTGGCGTGCATAAGCCCACCGGCGTGCCGGTCTACGACTTCAACTGGAAAGGCCAGAAGCCAGGGGCTCCGAAGAGTCGCGGGCCGATGGCGCAAGACATCGAGAAGGTTCTGCCGAACGCCGTCGCCGCCGATCGGATGGGGATCAAGCACGTTCATCCAGCGGTGCTCGGCGCGCTCTCGCATCCGACGCCGAAGGGCTCGCATGGGGCGTTGCGGCCGCTTGTGCCGCTGTCGCACACGCAGCATCGCCGGCGTGTTCGGCCGCCGCAACTGAGAGGTGGACTCAGTGGCTGGTGACGATCGCCCACAATACCAGCATGGGCTTGGCACGATTGGCGGCCAGACGTTCCATTGGGGCTCGGGTTCGCCTGGGCAATACTGGTCGATTCCGTACGGCGATTATCCGGTAACTCCCGACGCGCCAACGGGAGCTTGGGCGCATCGAGTGGGCGCGATTCCGATCGCGAACAACGTCATTCCCGATCCGCAATTGGGAAGGAATCGAATCGGCATTATGATTCACTCGGGATCCGCGCCGGATCTCGACACGCTGTACACGGAGGGCTGTTTCAAGGTTGCGCCGTCAGAGTGGCCGGCGGTCCGACAGGAGATCCTGAGCGAGGCCAAGAGCGGTCCGCTCTATCTGCATGTCGCTCCCGGCGGCGTGGCGGCGTTCACCAATACGCCGACCTATTCGCAAGCGGGCTCGTCGACGCCGGCCGCCAACGCCAACGCCGCGGCGAACACGAGCGCCTCGCCCGCGCCTTCCGGCACTACGGTCAACGCTTCGAACACGCCGATCGCCGGCGCGCTTGCGCATCCTGGCACGCCGACGCCTGGCACGCCGGTCAACGACTATTACCACACAGTGATGATGCACGAGTCGGGCGGGCAGAACATCCCGAACAGCGTCGGCGGCTGGGGCGCGGCTGGCGGCTATTATCAGTTCACGCCGGCGACTTACGCCGGGGTTCGCTCGGCGCATCCCGATCTTAATCTGCCGGCGAACATTCAGGATGCGAATCTTGACCAGCAAACGGCGGCGATGAAGGCGTTGACGCAGGGGAACGTCGATGCGCTGACGAAGGCCGGCGTGCCGATCAACGACAAGAACGTCGCCCTGGCGCATTTCCTGGGCCCGGGCGGGGCGTCGAATTTCTACGCTCAGATGACCAAGAATCCTGGCGCGAGCGCGGCGGATCTGTTCCCGAAAGAGGCGGCGGCGAATCCGACCGTGTTCAACAGCAAGGATGGGCCGCGCACGCTGCAGCAAGTCTACGATCTGCAGACGGCGAACCACGGCGCCGGGAACACGACCGGCTTTGGTCCGGACGCTGCGCCGGCGACGGCGGTTGCATCGACGACGCCAGCGGCCGCGCCGGCGGATCAGTCCTGGTGGTCGAAGCTGACCGGCTCGCCGGTCGACGCGCAAGGCAATCCGACCGGGAAAAATTCGCCGCTGCAAGATCTCACGCAAGCCGCGGTTACGAAGCTCGGCAACGAAGGCCAGACTCCCCGCGAGGAAGCGCCGCAAGATTCCTCGGCCGCGGCGGCGCAGTATTCTCAAGCACGCTTTTCACCTGGCGCGAGGAACGTCTCGCCTGGCCTTCAGAACATCCAACAGACCTATGGCACGACGCTCAACGCCGCCATGCAGCCGCTGACCTGGACCGACGCCCCTCCAGGGGCCCCAAAACAGCCCGCTGCCGGCCAGCGAGGCCCGCTGATGGCTCAGACGCCAGGCGTGTCGATCAACTCAGTCCAGCCCCTGCCCCAGGGGCTTGGCTACGGCGTCGACCCCAACATTGGATACGGCTATGGCTGACAACAGCGCCAACATTTACCCCTACCCGCTGCAGTTCGATCCCAGCCAGTGGTCGAATAAATACAGTCCCTATGCGGGCCAAAAGCTGCCCAGCCTGGCGAACTACTCGGGCACGCCGACTGACGCCCACGGCAACCCGATCGGCAGCTACCAGGCGTTCCTGGCGCAGCAAGCCGCCTCGCCGCCGCCTCCGACGCCTGGGACGACGCTGAACTCGAGCCCGACTTATGGGCTGCAGCCGAGCGACCTCGCCGGCCCCTCGGCGCTTAATCCCAGCGGCAACCAGGCGTTTGGCATGGCGACTTGGGGCGGGATGATGTCGCCGCAAGCTCAGCAACTCTACGCCAATCAGCAATTTGCTTCGCCAGGCCAGGCTCGGGGCAGCGCGCCAATGCCGAACCAGGCTCAAGCCGCGCCCCAGGCGCCGCCGGTGCAAGCGCCCGACATGGGCCAGGCTTACCTCGCCGCGCTCTCCAACCCAGGCAAGGTCACCACGCCAGGCGCGACTGTGCCGCAAGCGCCGCTGCCCTCGCAGTCCTCGGGAGTCCTGCAGCAATTCCTCCAGAATTGGCAGGGCAAAGGCTCGCCAACCACAGGAGCCGGAAACTACAACAACCAGGGGTTCTTCTCGGGGCTCCAGGGAGGGCAACCCAGTGCCTAATCCAGCCGATATTCTGTCCCAAAAGCTCGAAGACGATCCCGACGATCAGCTTCGCGAGGATCTCGATCAGGGGCAGGGCGAGAACCTCGCCGGCGGGCCGCAAGCGCCTGGCCCGGGAGGTCAGCAAGCGCCAAGCATGGGCTCGCCCCAGTCGATGGCGCCCTCGCCCAACGTGCCCGGGCCCCTGGCCGCGCTCGCGCCCAAGAAGGGCGTGAGTAAGCCGCACCTCAAGCTGATCTCGAAGCGAGGCCCGCATGGCAAGCCGCACTTCGCGTTGGCTCCAAAGAAGAAAATCAAGCCGCACATTAAACTGAAGGCGTCGGCATATGGCTGGACTGTTTGATTGGGCGCGAGCCCTCACCGGCGACACGGACAATCCCGAAGAGGACATCGGCAACTATGCCGATACTCTGCAGAAGCAGAACCGCGCCGCGATCGGGCTTGACGCCAACGGCAACCCGCTGCCGGCCGCCGCCGCGTCACCTTCGCCAGGCGCCCAGGCTGCAGCCCAGGCTGCAGCAAGCTCGACTCTACCGCCCAACCAGGAGCCTAACGCCACTAAAACACCTGTGAGCCTGGGGCATCTGATGATGAACCTCCAGCAATACAATGAGCGCGAGCAAGGCTTTAACCAGGCGCTCGGCGCCGGCTTCGCCGCCGCGTCGCAGCCGCGCGATCGCGATTGGGTGCGCGGGATCTTCAACGTGACGCCGGCTGATCCAACCAAGATCGCCGCGACTCAACAGGCGCTCGCCTCGAATCAGCAAGGCCAGGATCGAACCAACGCGCTCGGACAGATGCTCACCAGCAACGATCCGGCGCAGATGGCGCAAGCCCAGGCGATCGCTAACAGTCTCAATATCCCGCTCGCGGATCTCAAGGCCCGATACCTGGCCGATCCGGCCGGCGTCGGCCAGATGATCCAGAACTTCCGCGCGCCCACCGATCAGATGAAGAATCTCGAGCAAATCCAAACCTTGGCGGCGGCTCAGAACCAGATCAAAAACACTCCCGGCTTCAATCAGAAGGATCTTGACACGATCAAGACCCAGATCCTGGCCGGCGTCGGCGGTCCGGAAGCCTCGGCCATGATCGCGGACCAGATCAATTACCGGAACACGCACGGCGGCCAGGATCCGCCGTGGGCCGGCAACATCCAAGGTTATCGGCAATTCGTCGCTAACGAGAAATCAAAGGAGGACGATCGCGCCGGCGCGGCGAAAGTGCTCGCGGACAACCAGAACACCGCCGAAGAGCTTCGCGGAAGCCTCGAACAGCTTCGAGATTCGCCCGGGCTGAAAAGCATCCTGGCCGATCCGGTTAAGCGCGCGGCGGCCCAGAAAGCCCTATCGGACCCGTCGATCGATATCCCAGGCTTGGTTGCTCAGAACGTCCTGTCGAACCAGGAAGCGGCGGCGGTCGCGACATTGCGGAAGATCGGCGGTCAGTCGACCGAAACCGCGATGCACAGCATGGCCGGCACCGGCACGCGCGTGACCCAGCAAGAGGTGGGCCCGCTGAAAGACGCGATCTCGACGACGCAGAATCTCAACCAGGACTATGACACCTACGTCCATAACGCGATCAACCCGTTCATCACCAAGATCAAGAAGACCGTCGCCAACGCCTACGGCGCGTCGGGCAACCTCAACCACATGGATCCGGAATACGAGCCGTGGCTGCATCCAATCTACAGACCTGGAGGGGAACTCTTCAAGGAAGGCGGCGGCGCCGACAAGATCCCCGATCTGCAGCCGCTCCCGGCTGGAAAGCTTTCTTGGGCGAAGAACGAAGTCTCCAATTATCCAGCCGGGAAAGAAGATGCGCTCGATGCTCTGCAGCAAGAGGGCTTTGACGTGAGCAAGCTCCGCAAAACCGATCCCAAGGATTGGTGATGGCAGACGATCCTAACGCCCCTAAAGGCTATAAGCGTCCGAGCGGCGATACAGCTACGACTCCGACCGTTACGGCTCCGAATGCGCCGGTCACGACCTCGGCCGATCCGAATGCGCCCGCGACTTATCGGCGGCCGGATGCGTCAAATCCTCCAGAGGCTCAGCCTGACCCGAACGCCTACAAGCCGCCCGATTGGCTTCCTGGCGCGAACTTCCTCTACAAAACCGGCCGGATCTTCGACAACGCTTTCACCGGAAGCACGGCTGATTACCTGACCGCCAAAGCGGGCGATCTGGCGCGCTCGTTCGGGATCTCGAATTCGACGCCGAACGTCGCGCAATTGCGCGCCGAAACCAAACAGGATCGCACCGACGTCGGCCCAGTGGCGACTGCGCTTGCCGACACCGCCGGCTATGGGATGGGCGTCGGCAAGCTGCTCGGCCCCTTGGCGGGCGAAACCGCGCCTTTAGTTGGGCGCTACGGCGCAGCCGCGGTTGAAGGCGCGGGCGCGAACGCCGTCGACGTCTTCGGCAATCACCTGGGCAGCGATCAGCAACTCAATCTCTGGGACGCCGGCAAGCATATCGCCGCCGGTGGCGTCGCCGGCGTCGCCGGCCAGGGCGTAGGTGACTTGACTGCGCCAGTGATCCGCCGCGTCGGCAACTACGTGCAGGGCTTGCCTGGCCGCGGAGCCGAGCAATGGGATTGGCGAACGGCCGCAGATCCGCAAGCCAAGATCGACGAGTATCGGGCGGCCGCGCCGCCGACGAGCGTTGCGCCGGGAACCCAGGCCGACAAGGCGCTCACCGACACGTCGAAGGCTTTGTCGCAATCGACTGAGCCTGGCATTGGCGCGCATATAGCGACAGGAGTCGGAACCACCGCCGCCGCCAAGTTCGGGCTCGCCCCATACTTGGATCAGATTTCAGGCTTGGCGGAAGCAAGCGGGTTTGGGGCTGGCGGCGTTTCGGCTCTTGTGGGTAATCCGATCGCGACAGGAATTAATAGAATCGACAAAAATATCAACGTGGGACAGAGTTTCGACAGGCTCTATCCGGCGTTGACGGGCCAGCAATCGACGGTTGACACGTCGGGCTGGGCCGACGCGATCCGCCAAGGCTGGATCGGTCAACAAGCTCAGCCCTGAGTCTTGGCTCGCATAGCGGCGAATCTAGCGACAGTCGCCTTCGCCTCGAGTCGGCGCGCAACCATCTCAACCGGCGTAGCGACTTTGGGAGGCGGCTTGGGCTTGAACGCCTCGACGCCCTTGATGAAGACGACGAAAAGGTACAGCGGCACCCAGACCGGCGATGCGAGAAGGGCGTAAAAGGCGATATGTTCGACGATGTAAAGCATGGCGTTGTTCCTTTCGATGACCCTATCTAGTATCTATCGATGACACTTGCAAGGGCTAAGCGACCGGCTCGGCCAGCTTTAATTTCGAAAACACCGCGGTGTACAGGTTCTCCTTCTTGGCGAGCGCCCTGACTACGCGCCGGTCGATGTCCGAGCCCGATAGATCGATGTAGAGGACGTTTTCGCCCCTCTGCCCGCGGCGGTGAATCCGGTCCTCGTCCTGGGTCCGCGTGTCGAGGCTGTAGGAGCTCTCGAAGAAGATCATCGTCGAGCAATGATCCGCCGCCGCCTCGCCGCCCAGGAGCGTGTGGCCGTATTTGATCGCGTCGGCCTGGCCGAGCATCAGCCGGCAGTCCGGATCCTCGTTGAAGCGGCGCTTTTGCTCGGTCGTTTCCTCAGGCTTCATTTGTCCTTTAATGTGCGCCGGGAAATGACCCTTCAACGCCGACGACAAAATCTCGAACGAATAGCGGTGCCGGTAGATGACGATGACCTTGCCCTCGATCTGCGAGAGCAAGTCGATCAGAACCGCCAGGCGCGGGTTATTCTCCGGTTCCACCAATACGCGGGGATTCCCTTCCTCGTCGAGGATAAAGCCGCACTGGATCTGGGAAAGCTTTTCGTATTTCGAAACCGCGATGTTGACCGCGACGACTTCGTCATCCTGGAGCTCGAGGAGAAACTCCTCCTCCATTTGCTTGTACTGGGCCGCTTGTTCGCCCGACATTTCATAGCTTCTGATCGTGAAGTCCTTCCGCGGCAGCGCGGGAAGCCACTCCGCTTTGCGCGCCTGGAAGATTACTGGGGCCATGATCCGTGCGAGCGCCTCGGCGTCTTTAACACCGATGACCTGTTTGTTTTCCCAGCCGCCCATCTGACAAAATGTGTTCCGGAAGGACCAGAATTTGACGCCCTGGAAAAGCCCAAGCGAACGGAGTTGGGGATAGAGGTCATGTGGCCCCTGAGTCTGGGGCAGTCCGGACAGGCAACGGATAATCCGCGCTTCGTCCGCCAGCTTGAGCGCCGCCTTGGTTTGCTGAGCATCGTGAGTTTTGATCTGAATTGACTCGTCGAGCGCCAAGTACGTCGGCTTGATCCGCATCCACGCCATGACCTTGAGAAGGACGTCGGGCATACGGACCGCTTCGTAATTGATGACCAGGATCGGCGGCGCGTTGTATTTGACGATCGAGAGCCAGGCGTCGTTGCGCTTCGAGCCCGAAACATAGACGTGCGAGACAAATTCGAACCCGTGCTTGTCGATCTCCTCGATCCAGCCAGGCTTGAAGCTGTTCGGCGCGACGACAACCAGGCGGGTCACATTGCGGGCCGTAGACTCGCGCCGGAACTCTTCGAGAACGGTCAGCGTCTTGCCGAGCCCCATCTCCATGAAATAGCCAACGCCGCGCTTGCCTTGCGCGAACGCGAGCGCGGCGTCTTGGACCGGATCAAGCTTCAATCCGCGGCGCCTTTCAGCTTCCAGCGACCGTCGCCAATGCGCTCGAGCACGCCGGCCAGGCGCAAGGATTCGAGGCGCGAATTGACAGAGTTGGGCGAGAAGCCCGCGGCCACGAGCTTGGGCTGCAGTTCGAGCGCCCGCTTGGGCTCTTTCTCAAGCTCGTTGACGACGATCATGTTGATGCCCTTCTTGAGATTCGGGCCTGGCGACTCGCGCTTGTATGCCTGGCGTCTGGGCTTATGAGCAATCCGAATAGGCGGCACGATTCTCGGATGCGACGGCACGATTTCCTCGACCGAAAAATCCTCGATTGGCAACATCTTGGCGATCATCGCAAACAACGTGTCGGACGGGACAGTGAACCCGATCTTGAACTTGACCTGGCTCATATTTGCTCCTGGCGAAGGCTTTCGGCGTCATGAGTCATGTGTTTGAGGTCAGCGGTGTACTTGGCGAGTGAAGCCAGCGTGTCAGCTTCGAAGGCGACTACATGCTCGCGGCCCTCGCGCTCGGCCCAGACCCAAATCTGATAGCCGTCGAAACCCGCATAGACGCCGTCGCCAAGGTAGCGTTGCAGCTTAAGACCTTTCATCGCGCTCTCCGGACCTTCGCCATCTGAACGGCATGGCGCATAGAAGGCTCAGTTCTGGCCGTTGGCTGGACGAGCGGCAC